AAACCTCATCAAATATTGGTGGGGTTTTTTCTTTACGCTACAATACAGATAAATTACTAAACAATCGTGGCAGCTACTATAGACGCAACAATAAAAGGAGCAAATGCTAATAGCTATGTCACATTAGCTGAAGCAGATGCATACTTTGAAACTGTCCCTAGTTCTACAAATTGGGATAACAAATCAAACGATAATAAAAACAGGGCATTAATATCTGCTACAAGATGGATTGATACTTTAGTTTATTACGGAGATAGATGCGATGATGACCAAGCATTAAAATTTCCACGAACTAATTATCAAGTTGATGGAGTTGAATTGGCTTGTACTTTAATTCCACAAAATATTAAATATGCACAGTTTGAATTAGCTAATGCTTTGGCAAATGATACAGATGCTATTACTGGAAGTGTTGGAACTGATGGTAATTTTTCTGAAATAAAAGTAGGGGATACTCATGTGAAATATAATACTAAAAGTCAAGGTGTTGGCTCTGTTAATAATGTATTTGACGTATATCCGTGGTTACAAAGTTATTTAGGTGCTTATGTTCTTGGTGGAGCAGGAAGTTTTCAACTTAGAGTGGTAAGAGGATAATGGCAGGACAACTGGAAAAAATATTACAAACGGCTATTAAAAAAGTTATTAATGATTTGGGAACTTCTCTTAATCAAACTATCACTTATACAAGAAAAGTATCAGGTACTTATAATACAAGTACAGGTTCATATTCAACAACTGATACAACTTTTGCTGATTTACAAGTACCTATTGAATTTATTATCTCAACCGAAGATGATGGTAGAGAAAGAAGAGAAGCAAAAATATTTATTTCACCAGATTTAATTTCGAATAATCAACCAACTTTTCAAGATGAAATTACATTAACTTATTCTGGATCTACTAGAACTGCACAAATAGTTAATATAGATACAAGAGTAGGATTATTTACTTTATTAGTGAGGTTCTAATGGCTAAACCTAGAGATGTTGGTAATGCAAGTTCTGATGTAATAAGTAATTTAGAAAGAGATTTTAATATTTTAATCAGAACAATTATTACTGATTTATCAGATGAACAATATAGTGCTGTTGATACTGGTTTTTTTGCTTCTAGCTGGACAGCAAGTACACAAAGACCTAGACCAGATCAATCAAGAAAAGAATTTGCTCCGTGGAGTAATATTAAGCCTTCAAGAAATGGTACAAAAGCTCCAGGTGCGAAAGTTGAACCTAGATTTCTTGATAAATTATCATTTAATTTTAAACCTTTTTCAAAAGTATTTGTTGGAAATAGATCAGAATATGCAGCTAGAGCTTTAGCATCTCCTAGAAGTGGAGTACCTCAATATGTTCAAGGCGAACTTAATAAATTAATTAAAGCAACATTTACAGATAAGCCAAAATTAGCTATTGGTACATTTGGTTCTGGAGTAAAATATGAATCTAAGAATGTAAGAGAATTGCAAGGTTTTGGTTTATTTGGCGGTACTGATGATAAATTTGTTGATTACATAAATCCATGACTTTAGTTAACACCAGAGCAGCTTTTGAAAAAGCAGTAACAGATGCTGTTGCAGCAGTAGATAATACTGTTGAGATGGTTTATGACAACATGGTTTATAAGACTCCTGGAAAAACTAAAAAATACATTGTTATGTCTGTTGATTTTGCACAAGCAACAACTCAAACTCAAGGTGCATCACAGGATTTCTATTCTGGTGTGATTCAATGTAATATTTATGTTCCAAGAGGAAAAGGTACTTCTGTTTTGTCTACTTTAGGTGAAGCTGTTATTGATGGACTTACTTCTGTTAATGCTTCTAATTATACTGATACATTTAGTTGTACGCCAAGAGTCCTTGATGTCGTTGGTATTACACCAATAGAACGTGATGATTCTTCACATTTCTTAGGCTTAATATCTTGCCAATTTACTGCCAACGCTTAGTATAATGATATTAGCTATACAATAACATGACTAGAGCCGTTGATCTTTTAAGAAACAAATTCGGTGTTTCTCAACTTTACAAACATGATGTAAAAAAAGACGATGAAATAATTTTATCTGTTTATTGGAATCCATTAACTATTGCTGAAAGAGAATCAATACAGAAGAAAGCTAATTCTGAAGATGCTAATGATTTTGCTTTACAACTAATGATTGAAAAAGCAAAAGATGAAAATGGTACAAGATTATTTCAAGATGGAGATAAGGCTTCATTAAGACGAGAAGTTGAAGCAAGTATTTTACAAGAAATACAATTAGCCATGATTAATGCTGGTACTGATAAGGAGGTTGAAAAGGCCAAAGCCGATTTGAAAAGCTGATGGTCAAATGAAATTTTTATTCTCTTTAGCAAAAGAATTAAAGAAAACTGTAGCTGAATTATGTGAAACTCTTACTTATGAAGAAATGTTAGGTTGGGCTGCTTTTGCTCAAATTGAAAACGAAGAATTTGAAAAACAAAAAGAACAAGCACAAAGAAGTAGTGCTTTAAAAGCCAAAAGAAGGTAATATAGAGAAAATATTTTAATTTTTATAGCAAGTGGCTAATTATAATGTTGATATTGCTGTTGCTTTAAAAGGTGCTGAAAAGTTAAGAACATTTAGTAAGCAAATAAAAGATTTTGGAGATAATGTAAAAGGTTTAAATATATTTCTGGAATCTTTTTCAAAAGGAAATGATGGATTAGTAAGAAATATAAGTAATTTACAAAAAAATCTTAGTGACACAGCAAAAAACTTTAAAGAAGTTGCTTTAGATACAAAAGAAGCAACTATAGCAGCAGCAGGATATGCCAAAGCACAAGATGAATTAAATAAAGGATTAGCTCAACAACAAAAATTATTAGATGATGTATCAGGTAAAACAGCAAAAAAAACAGCAGCAGATAATCAAACATTACAAGACGGATTATTAAGACTTGAAACAAAACAAACTCGTAAGTTAGAAGAAAAATTTGAAACACAACAAAAGTTTCAAAAAGAATTTAAAGATGAAATAAATAAAATAAATAAAAAAAGACAAGAAGAAAATAAACTTATAAAACAAAATGTAGAACAAACGAAAAAAAGTGTTGCAGAAGAAATAAAGAAAAAATTTAGTATTATAGCTTCGCAAAGTGAAAGACGTAAAAGTTTAAGACAATCTGTAAGAGAACTTGAAGCGAATAGAAAACAAATACCTATAAATGATCGAATTAATGCACAGCTTAAAAAAAGAGGTTTAATTTTAAGTTCAAATGGAAAACAAATAATAAGAAATAACCAGAATCGTAATGCACGAGGAATGGGTGGGGGTTTAAGTAATGCTATAGGTAGTGGAATTATTGGTGGTGGTTTTCCTTTACTTTTTGGACAAGGTGCTACTGCTGCATTAGGTGGTGGTATAGGTGGTGTTGCTGGTGGTTTAATTGGTGGTCAATTTGGTTTTGCTCTTTCTATTGCTGGTACTACTATTGGTAATGCTTTAGATCAGCTAAGTAAAGCATTAGTTAATCCTACAGAAAATATTGAAATGCTTGTCAATAGATTGGGATTAGCAGGAACAGAAACAGGAGATTTAGCGTTAAGACTTGAAAAACTTGGTTTAGAATCTGATGCTGCTGAACTGTTACTAAGAGAATTTGAACGTACATTTGGATTAACTGCTGATGAGTTTAAAGAAAATGCAGAAACATTAAAAAATTTCAATAATGAAATAAATAAATTAGGTACTTCTTTAACTTTGATGATGGCTAATGTTTTGAGTCCATTAATTAAAGAACTTAATAATTTAATTGCTGGTAAAAAACCAGAAGGAGTATCAAGAGGTATTACTGGAACGATAGATTTTTTCACTGCTAATGCTTTTGATCTTGATAAAAGAGGTCAACTTTTAGATGAAATAGCTCCCATTCTTAACCCAACAAAACCACCAAAAGTAAGTAATATTCCTGCTGGAGAAGGGAAAGCTATAATAGGTGGAAAAGCTTTAAATCCTGATTTTGGTAAGCCTGGATTTGTCACGCTTCCACAAACTATAGATCCTAATCAACCTTTTAAAGATAAAGCAAATCAAAAATTTCAGACAGAACAAATTATTCCTTTAAAACAAGCACTAGAAATTGAACAAAAAAGATTAACTACAAGTGCTGATAAATTAAATTTAATGAAACAAGAATTTGAATTAGTAAATTTAGATAATCAATTAAAAGATTTAATGGCACAAAGAACTGATGAAGAAAATATAGAATTAGAACAAAAAATTGAAAAATTAAAAATAGTTAGAGATACACAAGCACAAGTTGTTGAAAATACAAAAAAATTAATAGATCCTACAAGGCAAATTACACAGATGTTTGCACAAGATATGAGTAATGCAATTAAAGGATTAATTCAAGGTACTCAAACATTAAATCAAGCATTAAGTAATGTATTAAATAAATTAGCAGATGCTTTTTTAAACATGGCTTTATTTGGCAATACAGGAGGAAGTTTAAAAAAAGGAGGAGGAATACTTGGATCAATATTTGGTGGATTTTTAGCTAATGGTGGTCAAGCAACAGCAGGAAAACCTTATGTAGTAGGAGAAAGAGGTGCTGAATTATTTGTTCCTAAAACTAGCGGTACTGTAATTTCAAATAATGAATTAGGTGGTATGGGCGGTTCAACAAATATCGTAGTTAATGTAGATGCTTCTGGTTCTGATGTAGAAGGAGATGAAGAAGAAGGAAGGGAATTAGGTACACTAATAGCAGCAGCAGTACAGGGCGAAATTGTAAAACAACAGCGTCCTGGTGGTTTACTTTCTAATACTAGATAAATGGCAACTTTTCCTTCAATTACTCCTACTTATGGAGTAAGAAAAACAAATCGACCAAATGTACGAGTAACACAATTTGGTGACGGGTATCAACAGCGTGTTCAGTTTGGATTAAATCAAGATCCAAAAGTTTTTAATCTAACTTTTAATGTTAGTGAAACTGACGCAGACACTATAGAAGCATTTCTTGATGCAAGAGGTGGCACAGAAAGTTTTGATTTTACTCCCCCTGCTGAAACTGGTTCAAGTAAATTTATTTGCAATAACTGGACAAAATCTATACCTTACAATAACCGAGCTACTATTAATGCAACATTTGAGGAGGTGTACGAACCTTAATGGCTATACCAGTTTCTGAATTACAGTCAATTAATCCAGGCTCAGTAATTGAACTTTTTGTTATTGAATTAAATACAGCTTTACATGGTTCAAATACTGTATATCGTTTTCATAATGGTGCAAATATGAACGCAGATGGAGAAGTTGTTTGGGCTGGTAATTCTTATCTAAGATTTCCTATAGAGTGTACTGGATTTGAATTTGGGTCAACAGGAACTTTACCTAGACCAACAATTACAATAAGTAATATTCTTGGAACGATAACTGCCATAATGCAAGATGTAAACACAACGACTGTTGGCAATGATTTGAATGGTGCAAAATTTACAAGAATAAGGACTTTGGCACGTTTTTTAGATGCTGTTAATTTTACTGGTAATACAAATCCATTTGGAACACCTGATCCAACAGCAGAGTTTCCGCAAGAAATATATTTTTTAGATCGTAAAGTTACTGAAAATAGAAGTGTAGTAACTTGGGAAGCTCAATCTGCTTTAGATTTAGTAAATGTAAAACTTCCTAAAAGAATTGCAACAAGAACTATTTTTCCTGGAATTGGAGCATTTTTAGGATGAATTGGAAGGCTATTGCTTTAGAACACGCAAAAAAAGAAACCCCATGTGAAGCGTGTGGTCTTTTAATTATTTATAAAGGAAAAGAAAAATATTATCCTTGTAAAAATCTTGCTGAAGAGTTAGGAGAACAATTTATTTTAGATCCTGATGATTGGATAAAAGCTGAAGATGAAGGTGAAGTTATAGCTGTAATTCATAGTCATCCAAACCATCCTCCTTATCCTAGTGATGCTGATCTTGCAAGCTGTGAATATTTAAATTTACCTTTTTACATTGTCACTCCAGAAACAGAACAATGGTATTATTTTGAACCATCTGGCTATAAAAAAGAACTTATTGGTAGGCAATGGGTTTGGGGTATTCAAGATTGTTGGAGTATAATTGAAAATTGGTATCAAAAAAATAAAGGTATAAAATTAAAACATTGGGATAGGCCAAAAAGTCCAAAAGAATTTAGTGAGAATCCATTATTTGAATCTGGTTTGCCATTAACAGGTTTTGTTGAATTAGAAAATACGATAGATTTAGAAGAAGGTGATGTTCTTCTTATGGATACAACTAAAACAGGTAATTTAGATCATGTAGCATTATATTTAGGAAATCAAACTATTCTTCAGCATTGTGTAAAAAGACTTAGTTGTAGACAATTATATGATCAAGAACATATAGACTGTACTAAGAAGAGGTATAGGTATGTTAAGTAAAATAACAGTTTATGGTAGATTAGCTCGTTTTTTAGGACAACGTACTTTTGAAGCTGAAATAAATTCATCAGTCGATGCAATTCGGTTTTTATTAGCAAATTTTCCTAAATTACAATCACACATGATAGAGCAAAATTATTGTATCAAAGTTGGTAATTATAGTATTGATGAAAATGAAATAGAAATGCCTGTTGGTAGTCAAGATGTAAAAATAGTACCTGTTATTGCTGGTTCAAAACGTGGTCTTGGTAAATTTATAGCAGGAATCGCTATTGTAGGTTTTGTTGTAGCTACAGGTGGTGTTGGTGCTCTTGGTTTAGCAGGAGGAACTGGTTTTTTAGCAGCAGCAGGAAATATTGGTATTTATTTGGCATTATCGGGAGCAGCAGAGATGCTTACTCCTGTCCCCAAACCTCCTGGAGTTTCAGATGATCCGCAACAACGTAATTTTTCTTTTAATGGTGTACAAAATACTGGCAGGGCAGGGGTAGCAATACCTGTTGTTTATGGTGAAATATTTACAGGTTCATTAGTTGTATCTGCTGGTATAGATACAGAGGACATTTTATAGGAAAAAATTATGTTTTTTGGTAGTGCTGGTTTTGTTTCTGGTGATCCTGGTGATGCTGATCAAACTACAGGTTTAATTGGTCTTATAAATTCTTTAAGGAATGGAGATGCCGTAGAAAGTAGACAAGCTATAAATATTATAGAAGTAATTTCAGAAGGTGAAATAGAGGGTTTTCCATCAGCAGCAGGATTAACAAAAGGTACTACAGCTTACAATAGAGCAGCATTAAAGGATATTTTTTTAGGAAAGACACCTATTGTAAAAGCAAGTGCTAATTCAAATAATATTTTAGATTCTGATTTTAATTTTCAAAATATAAGATTTGAACCACGTTTCGGTACAAGTAACCAAACATTTATAAAAGCAATCAGTGAAATTGAAACTGAAGAATCTGTTGGTGTAGCAGTTACAAATGCTCAATCAGTAACAAGAACAATAACTCAATCAGATATTGACGCTATAAGAATAACAATACGTTTTGATGCCTTAATAAATATAAATCCTGAGGATGGTAAAAATTTAGGATCTACTGCTGCTGCATTTATAATACTTACTCAAAATGATGGAACTACTACAACTTTTAATGAAACTACAAATCCAGAGTTAAGAACAAGAGGAAAATCAAGAAATGCTTATAGTAGAGATTATTTACTTACTATACCCAATAATGCATCTTTTCCTATACAGGTAACAGTAGGAAGAACTTCGCCAGATAATAGTACAACTCAAAGAACTAATACTTTCTCTTGGGTATCATTTACAAAAATCATTGATGAACAAAGACCTTATCCAGATATAGCTCATCTCTATTTACGTTTTGATGCTCAACAATTTCCTTCTATACCATCTCGTATGTATAGAATCCGTGGTGTAAAAATTAAAATTCCACACAACGCAACAGTAGATCAGACAAATGGAAGATTAATTTATACTGGAACTTTTAATGGAACGCTTACTACAGCGAAACATTGGACAAGCGATCCTAGTTGGATATTATTTAACTTGCTCACAGAAACTCGTTTTGGGCTAGGAGATCATATTACTGAAGCCCAACTTGATAAATTTGCTTTTTATAGTGCTTCTGCATATTGTTCTGAATTAGTCGATGATGGAGAGGGTGGGCAAGAACCACGTTTTTCTTGTAATACAGTTTTACAAAAAAGAGAAGATGCATATAGCACAGTTATGGCTTTAAGTTCTGTAATGAGAGGCATGACATTTTGGAGTGCAGGATCTTTGTCACTAAGTCAGGATAGACCCACTGATCCGTCTTATTTATTTAATTTATCTAATGTAACTGCGGAAGGATTTACATATTCTGGCACAAGTTTAAAAACAAGATCAACTGTTGTATCTGTATCTTATTTTGATATGGAAAATCAAGAATTAAATTTTGAAACTATTGAAGATACTGTTGCAAAAGATAAGTATGGCATTATCCAGAAAAAAGTAACAGGATTCGGTTGTAGTTCCAGAAATCAAGCTCGAAGATTAGGTAGATTTATACTTTTTGAAGAACAAAATTCTACAGAAACTATTAGTTTTGCTACTGGACTTGCGGAAGGAGTAATTGTAAGACCAGGACAGGTTATAGAAGTAAGTGATCCAGTTCGAGCAGGATTAAGAAGGGGTGGTCGTATTAAATCGGCAACTACAACTACAGTGACTGTCGATGACACTGAGAATACTGATTTAGACAGCACAAACAGTCCAACACTTAGCGTTGTTCTCTCAGATGGATCGGTAGAGACTAAATCTGTAAGTAACATTTCTGGTGCTGTTATCACAGTATCTTCTGCTTTTTCATCTGCTCCAAATTCTAATAGTGTTTGGATTTTAGAAAATACTACTTTACAAACTACTCAATGGAGAGTTGTTAGTATTACTGAAGATAAAGATAATTATGCAATAACTGGAACGTCTTATAACTCAGGAAAATATGCATTTATTGAGGATGGATCACCATTACCAGTAAGAAATATTACTGTATTAAATGAATTAGTAGATGCACCTTCAAACCCTTCAGTACAAGAGGAATTTTTTGTAGAGGGTACAACGGCTAGAACAAGATTAAATATTACTTTTAACTCAGTACAGAGGGCTGTTGGTTATGAATTACAATTTAGATTGGATGATGGTAATTTTAGTAGAATTACAACAAGAAATAGTGAAATTGAAATTTTAGATTCGCTCAAAGGTCTTTATGAATTTAAATTATTTAGTATAAATGCTGCTCTTGAACCTTCATCAGAGCCACAGACATTTACATTTAATGCTCTAGGAAAAACTGCTTTACCTGGTGATGTTACTGGATTAACAGCAGAACCTATAAGTGATAAGTTAGTTAGATTACGTTGGAATTTGTCTACCGATTTAGATGTTACGCATGGTGGTCGTGTCTATGTAAGGCATAGTACAAAGACTGATGGCACTGGTACTTTTTCAAATGCTACTGACCTTATTGAAGCACTCGCAGGAAATACCACAACTGCGGAAGTTCCTTATCTTGAGGGCGAGTACATTGTAAAATTTCAAGATGATGGCGGTAGATTTAGTGCTGGAGAAGCAAGTGTAATCATAGATTTACCTGACACTAATAATATTGCACCTTTAATAGCTTTAACAAGACGAGAAGATTTAGATGTTCCTAAATTTCAAGGAACAAAAACTAACGTAGCTTTTGATGCTGTAACAAATTCTTTAAATTTAACTGGTGTAGGGCAATTTGATAGTATTACAGATTTTGATGCGGAAAGCTCAATAGATGATGCAGGAGGTATCGCACCATTAGGAACTTATGAGTTTGGTGGTGCAGCAGGAACATCTTTCTTGGATTTAGGTGGTGTGTTTAGTCTTGATTTAAAACGTCATTTCTTGACTGAAGCATTTTTCCCGTCAGATCAATTTGATTCAATTGCAGATGTAGATGCGAGAGTTGATTTTGATGGAGCTACAGCTACAAAAGTAAATGCTGAAATGTTAGTTTCAGTTACTCAAGATAATCCATCTGGATCACCTACATACACAGCATTTCAAACATTTGCTAATGGAACTTACAAAGGTAGAGGCTTTAAGTTCAAAGTTAATTTAACAAGTAACGATCCTAATCAAGATATAAAAGTATCTCAATTAGGTTATACAGCATCATTTCAAAGAAGAACTGAGCAAAGTCCAACTACTATTGCATCTGGAGCAGGAGCAAAAGCCGTTACATTTACAGACTCATTTTTTACTGGAACTTCTGCCATAGGTGGAGTAAATTCAAATTTACCTTCTATTGGAATAACTGCACAGAATATGGCTAGTGGTGATTTCTTTGAATTATCTAATATTAGTGGTACAGGATTTACTGTTCATTTTAAAAATTCATCAAATGCTTCGATTGATAGAAATTTCACTTATCAGGCTGTCGGATTTGGTAAGGGATGATAAAATAAAATAAAATATTACTGAAATGGCAAGAGTTAATAGTACAACCAAAGAAACAGGTAATAATTTTAATGTATCTAATGGAACGGGTGCTCAAGTTCGTGCAGGAATAAATGATATTTTTACCGCTTTAAGAACAATAAACTCTGCAAGTGGAGATCCTTCTGGAGCAGGAAATGTAGTTCAATTCCAACCTCATATAGATTCATCGACTAATTTACTAAAAATTTGTACTTCTGTGTCCTCTGGAACGGGAACATTTACCACGATTGGAAATATAACTCAGGCCAATCTAGGTTTAGCTCCAGTTGCAGGAGCAACTTTTACAGGAAAAGTAACTCATAACTATACATCTAGTTTAACAATTCCCTCTGGTACAACAGCCCAGAGAGATGGAAGTCCTGCTGTTGGTATGTTTAGGCATAACTCAACATTAAACCAATTTGAAGGCTATAACAATGGTGCTTGGGGAGCAATAGGAGGTGGTGCTGGTGCTACTGGTGGTGGAACTGATGAGGTATTTTTTGAATCGGACACTAACGTAACAACAAACTATACGATAACATCAGGAAAAAATGCACACACAGTAAGTCCAATTGTAAATGCTGGTGTCACCGTGACCGTGCCATCTGGCAGTTTACTTGTTATTCTTTAATTATGGCTTTAAATATTAACGGCACTACTGGTATTTCTGGAGTTGACGGATCAGCGAGTGCAGCTTCCATAGCTGGTACTGACGCAAACACGGGATTATCATTTGCATCTGATACTGTCAATATAAATACAGGTGGAACGACAAAAGCAACTGTTGATAGCAATGGTCGTTTGGGTGTAGGTACAACAAGTCCAGCCAGGGCTTTACATATAAATTCTGGATCTGAAAATAATGCTGTAAGATTTGAAAGTACTGATACAGAAGTTGCAATAGAATTAAAAGATACAACAGGAACCTCAGAAATTCAATGTAGGAATGATTTTAGATTAAAGTCTAATAGTTCGGAACACTTGCGTATTGAATCGTCTGGAAGGGTTCTTATAGGAACTACTACTGAAAATTTTGCAAAAGTTTGTCTTAAAGTCAATGCAGCTAATGACCAACCATTCTCTATAAATGACTCAGGTAATAATTCTAGCTTGACATCAAGAATTGGTTTTAGAACAGGAAACACTCAAGTTGGAACTATTAAATCAAATCAAAGCTCAACACAATACAATACAAGTTCCGATTACAGACTAAAGGAAAATGCTGTTGCAATATCTGATGGTATTACAAGAATAAAAACTTTAAAACCTTATAAATTTAATTGGATAATTGATGAAACAGATACAGTTATTGATGGATTTTTTGCACATGAAGTAAGTAATGTTGTACCAGAAGCAATAAGTGGTACGAAAGACCAAATTGCGGACTCTGCTGATGTAGCCAGAGGAGATGCTATGAAAGTTGGCGATCCAGTTTATCAACAAATAGATCAAAGTAAACTTGTGCCTTTACTTACTGCTGCATTACAAGAAGCTGTTGCTAAAATTGAAATATTGGAAACAAAAGTAGCTGCTTTGGAGGCTGCATAAATGACAGCAAAAATAAAACTTAATTCGGCATCAGGTGGTGGGTCAATAAGTATCCAAGCACCTTCATCATCCAGTAATAACAGAGTAATAACTCTTCCTGATATTGCAGACGGAACGCTTGTTACAAGTCAAAGCACACTAGATGCAACAAAACTTTCTGGTAATTTACCAGCTTTAAATGGTTCAGCTTTAACAAATATAAGTGCTGGAAAGATTTTACAAGTTGTACAAGGCACAACAAATGGAACAAATAATTATTCGAGTGTAGATTTTCAAAATACAGTAGTAACTGTAAATATTACCCCTGTTAATAGTAGTAGTAAATTTTTTATAAAGAGTGTTATACATTTTGGAGTAGGAAGTGAAAATACTCCTGTTTCTTGTAATTTTTCTGATTCATTACACGCATCTGGGACAACACACCCAATAGCTCCTATGTCAACTGACGGCACAAATGGTAATTCGGGTTCGAGATTACCAGCATTTTTTGGTATTGGTAGCTTTTCAGATGTTGCTGATCTTGATCATTATTGGATTGGCAATATGTATGGTGAATTTTTATATACACCAGCATCTGCCAATGCAAATCAACGAGCATTTACAGTAATGGTTAGATCAGGATTTGGAAATCTTGTAAGATTTAATATGAATGCACACTACAATGCTGCTAACCCTAGAGATATGCGACCAACTTCATCAATTACTGTGATGGAGGTAGGAACATGATTTTTACAAGAGTTGATGCTTTATTATCTCTTAAACCAAATGCTCAATTTTCTTGGGCTGGTACAGAAATATATTCAGAATTAAATTATTTAAGCAGTGATACTCCTCCTACAGAAACAGAACTAGACACAGAGGTAGCAAGATTAAATAGTTTAGAACCTATGAGGTTATTAAGAAAAGAAAGAAATATAAGATTAGCTGCTACTGATTGGAGAGCCAGTTCTGATTTGACTTTATCAACAGCATGGAAAACATATCGTCAAAGTTTGCGTGATTTACCAGCTAGTGCATCGCCTAAATTAGATGCAGATGGTAGTTTAGATATGTCATCTGTTACTTTTCCTACAGAACCTAGTTAATTATGTCAGAGATCAAGGTAAATTCGATAAAAGGAGTAGCAGCTAGTACTGCTGCTATTACTGTTAACAATACTGATGGAACGTGTACTGCCAATATTACTAATAACCGAAGTAGTAAAAACAAAATAATTAATGGGTCATTTATGATAAGTCAAAGGGGTACGTCAGAATCAGGAATAAATGGTGCTAATGAGGGCTATAGACAAGCACCAGATAGATGGAAAGTTGAAGGTGCTACTTTTGGAGCTCATACAGTTAGTCAATCAACAGATAGCCCTAATGAATTTGGTTTTTCTTATAGAGTTAATTGCACTACTGCTGAAACCTCTCTTTCTGCTTCATCGTTTTTTGAGATCATACAAAAAATAGAAGGTTTTAATTTACAGGATTTTGCTAAAGGTACATCAGATGCAAAACAATTCGCTTTAAGTTTCCATGTTAAAACCACAAAAACAGGAACTTATGTTGTGATGTTATTTGATCACGACAACAACAGAATGTGTTGTAAAACATATACTGTTTCAGATACTAATTGGAATAAATATGAAATAATTTTTCCTGCCGATACAACAGGACAATTTGATAGTGATAAAAATGGATCATTAAGTGTAAAGTTTGTACTTGTAGCTGGTACAAATTTCACGAGTGGAACTTTACAAAGCTCTTCATGGGGAACTTCGTCTAATGCAAATAGTAGAGTAGGCCAACTTAATTTTGCAGACTCAACATCAAATAATTGGTATCTCTCAGGTGTTCAATTAGAAGTAGGCGGTGTTGTAACAGACTATGAACATAAATCTATTACTGATGAATACTTAGCTTGTGCTAGATATTTTCAGCAATTTGGTGGAACTAGAGTATATTTTGCAGGGAGAACATCTAATCAAGATGGTCTAAATGTTTCCCCTGCTTGTCCAGTTCCTATGAGAAACACTCCAAGCTGTAGTGGTGGTGGTACTTATGAATTATTCTCATCTAGTGGTTCAGGAAGTTCATCAACTACACCGACAATAGAAACTTATCAAACTCGAGATTTCACTCAATGTTTTTTAGGTAATGTTTTCTTTACACTTGCTTCTGGCACATATTGTAATGACGCAAGAGTGGGATCAGTTAGAATAGGGGATACATTAAACTTTGACGCAGAACTTTAATTATGGCTAAATACATAATCAGAAAATTTAATACCAATGAAGGTGTAAGAACAGATATTCTTGACCAAGAATCAACACCAAATATAGCTATTCCGTTTGATGAAGGTAATAGACATTATCAACAATATTTAGAGTGGGTTGCTGAAGGAAACACAGCAAAAGAAACTCAAATCAATTAACCTTTTCTTGCATTTGCCTTGTCATTATTCCCATAGTGACGTAGAGAGGGGATAGAGCTACAATAAGCAGTAATACAAGCACACTTGTAAAAGATAGTGCTTTCAGTATCGCAAATTTAATCATGTTTCAAAAAATTGCTAATGTTCTTAGCATTGTTTCTTTTCTTATGGTAGCTTCCATGAGTGGTGGAGCTTACTTAGGTTACAAGTATGTAACTTCAGAGCAATTTAAATCAAGAGTTATGAATGAAATTCTTGGGAATGTACAAGGCATGATGCCAAAAGTATTAGATCAAAATTTGCCTAGAGTTACAGGCGAATCAATGCCAATTATCAAATGAAATGTTATTGGTGTGATAATGAATTAATTTGGGGTGGTGACATTGATATAGATGAATCTATGCCAACTTATCCCGAATATTCGGTTATGACTAATTTATCCTGTCCTAAATGTTTTTCAGAGGTAGAAGTATTAAAGAAAAGAGATGCCTTTGATTGAGATACCCAATATAAGTATTCCTGAGATATATATTCCTGACGTTCCAGAACCTTATAGTCAATATTATATTGAGATAGCAAAACCACCCGAAATTGATGTTCCTGGTTGCACCTATCAACATCGTGATATAAAAAATACTGGTAATCGTAATTTACTATTGGAAGATCCTAATGGAGTATATACAACGTGTGATTTTCCATTCCCTAGTTTCATTCCTCTTGATTATTCTCCTGAGAATTTAGTAATAACTGAGGAAGCACCTGTTAATAATGATCCACCGCCATTGCCAGAAACAGAACAACCAAAGATTCCTGACTTACCTCCAGACCCCCCACCAGATTTTCCACCCTGTCCTGGTAAAAATGACCAAAGAGTAGGCGATTTTCGTAACGATAAAAAGCTAGAACGTGTTATCGGGCATGAAAGAGGGCAAGATGGTAGTGAGTGCATAACTCTATATGAAGCAGTTGAGTGGAAAGAACAATACATTCCGTCTGCTCCTCAGTTTGTTGGGGTCTTTAGCCTTGCTTTGGTTGGTGCTTCTGCACCATTGGTACTTCAGCTTGTACGGCCTATCGTAAAGCAAGTCGTTACTAAGCTAACTAAAAAACGAAAGTAACATTGTTACGGATTGAAAATATATTCAAAGTTATATACCTTTCATGTTATAGTAAGTAGGCAATAAACAATTTAGCTCTTATGAGACACAAATTCCAAAACAGAACTGAAAACACTCTTGAAAAAGATGATAGGCTCTATTTTCATTTCGATCAATTTGACAGAGAAATTTCTGTAGCTTTTCATTCCAGAAGTGACGTAACACAGTATTCAATGCCTCTTGATAAATTCATTAGCTCATTACAAACATCTATAGAAGATTTTGACACAAGTGAGTTAGAAGTAATGAAAATGACTGCTGCTGTTTTATTTACAAAAATAAGACAGATAGAAAAAGCTAAAGCTGAAGCAGAA